ATGATGAATACAATAGCCTTTCGGAACTTTCCTTTTATTATAAAATTCCCAAATCGCAACATGAAGTCCTTTAGCACGCTTTCGCTCAGCATTGCTTGTTGACTGACTAAGATAATACTTTCTCGTCCCCATAAGTCTATATTTGACTCCATTGAACGTAATAATTTCTTGTACTTCCATAAAACTTGTTCCTTAAATGAAAATAAAGACACAAATTTTTCATTACAAATACAAAAATCTTCGAAACCATTTTTGTGAAACACATGATGATTTGGAGTAGCCGTAAGCCCGAATTTTGTAATAACTTCCTTATGTCCTGTTTTTCCGCTAGCAAGAACTTTTCTTACTCCAAAAGGTGTAATAACCTTATCTCCTGTTTTTATATTTTCTATTGGCTTATTCCCGGTAGGAGTTGCGACTAAAGTACCTGCAATCAGACAAGCATCATCGTGCGCGTTCCTACCCTCCTTTCTATAAGCCTTTAGGTCATGGGCGAACTCGGGCCAACGGCTTTCCCAATCAGACGGGAAGTAAATCATATTATTAACTTCGTTGGCTCGGGTAAATATCCTTACAGCTTTGTTCTTAGTCTGTGCGAACGGAATGAATTGAGTCTTTCTGTTCTCATATTCCCTGCATATCTTCTCCACGTTCCTCATAAATATCCTACCGCCATTGTTACTCTCAACATAACACTTATCAGTCTCTTGCTTGGACAACATCTGTGCCATAGCCTGTTCTGTATATTCAACAGGTTTCTTGGAGTACAATACGTCTGTAACATAATACCCAAACGGATGAACGTCACAACAGATTGAACACAGCCAATCCGAGCCCGTATCTGCGGAGTCGGTATAGTTGAATCGTATGGCTTTCTTTCTAGGTGGTAGCTCGTCATAAGTCTTGAACGGCCTATACATAAGTCCTTCCCTAGGTGTCGGGTTCTGCATATACTGCGTCTGGAACACAAAGTCGTTGGCGTGTTCAATCGCGTGCAGTTCCTCAAGCGAGTGCTTGAACGGCCATAATGCTCTTTCATTGCCATTCTCATCAATCTGTATCGCTGGTATAGATAGAACGGTCCACTCGTCTGGTTCTATCTCTTGCAAGTATCCGCAGAGGTCGTGTTCGTGAAGCCTCTGCATTATGATTACTATAGGTGTCTTCCTTGAGTTGACACGGTTTCTTATCGTAGTTTCAAACCGAAGATTGACCTGTTCCCTTATGTTGTCAGATAATGCGTCATCGGGCTTTAGCGGGTCGTCTATGACGATAGCACCTGCAAACCTGTCCGGGTTGAACGTGGCAGTGAAGTAATCGATAGACTCTTCATCCTCTTCAATCTTATCAACCTTACCTGCACCGAAACCTGTTATCTGTCCTAATGTGGATGTCGCATACTCCCCACCGCCCTGTTCTGTGGACCACTTGGATTTAGTGTCTGCACCTCGTTTTATCCTAGTATCGAATATGGCCTTGAAATAGTCGGAGTTGATTATGTCCTTTACGGCAACTGAGTTCTCCTGTACCAGAGAGCCTGAGTATGACAGATGAAGGAACTTGGCCTCTGGATTCAACGCAAGTCCATAGGCAATGAACATCTTGGAACATAACTCGGTGTTATGGGTGAGTATAAGTTCTCTTCCTGCACAATAAAGGTGGTCAGGTGCATCGACAGTAAAGCAAATGGTTTCTCTATCTTCAACTTTCTGAACATTACTTATGAAACGTTTAGTAAAGTGATGTTTATTTATTGGCTTCCAATACTGCTTCTTTCTTTCGAGAGTAAAAGGACAGCGATTGGAACGGAAAAATATACTTTTCCTATACTCGGTATAGTATATACCAAGCGATGATAAAAGAGTTTTTAAATCTTCTCTCAAATCATCTTTTGTAAGACAAATGCTTATTTGACCATTTTTACGATTGCACGTTCCATCTGTGTCACACAATCCCATTAGAAGTTGCCACCTATCTTCTGCTGATGCAAGAAAATAACTATCCGGTATTCGTTTATTACCCACAACCCCCAATAGTCTTAACTTCTTAATGAAGTTTCCTCGTATGCCATAACATATTGCTCTACCACTATTTTGATTTCCTCTTATAGTAATTCCATATCTTGAGAAAGCATTGGATATTGAATCATCCATAGTAGTAATCTCAGCCTTGTAAGAAGAACCATCGCCAAGCCAACAACCAAATAAATATGGCTCTATTAGCAAATCAGAACTTGACAATAGAGGATGACACATAGGAATATGCCATCGCTTGTGATTATCTGTCTCATAAAGATTGTCAACAAGTTCCTTCGTTTTTACTATTTCGCCCTTATATTCTTGTTTGGGATGTCGCATCCTTTTAGTTGCAAACCACAAATGCTCACCACACGTTATCAAACTAGACTTATCTGTAAACTCAACCTTATACGCATCTGTTTTTCCTTGTGGAAATACACCAAGCACCTTTGTTGGTTTTCCATCGCTTCCAAACAGATAATCGCCAACTACTATTTCAGACGCTTTCTTGAAACCTTTTGTGGTAAGCATTAAAGTGTCTACGTCTATCGCTTTTCCGTATCTAGGGGCGATATTTATTATGAGCTTTCTGTTCTCACCTCTGATAACCTTATCCAGCGCAGCGCATATTAACCTATGATGCTCGCCAATGATATACTTCGTATTTTTCATATAGGCGAACATCATCTTGGTAAACTGCAATGTACCCGACAATAACAGTTGCTTGTGCGCTAGTATCTCCTTATCAGAGACCATTTATCCTTTTCAGCTCATTTATATCGTCTTCCGATAATCTCGGAAACTTGAATTCCTCTCCGTCCTTACCAACAATCTGATTGACCTGTGTATCGGCAATACCATTGAGTCGTGCCACAAGACTTGAGTCGAACTGACGAATCATAGCACCATCCAACTGCTGGGCACATACCACATTTTCTATGGCAAGGATAACATCGGAGAATCCTCTACGAGTTATGTTGTTCCTCTTAAAGTCTTTCCACCTTGAGAAGATACCTGCATAAGCGCAAAAGCCATGCAAGGTATAGGCTCTGTTCATCACCCTCACCTGTTGACGAAGTTCATTTTTCTTATTCGCCTTATCCTGCTTGCCGTTGAACTCGTTTATGCTATTAGATGCAGTCTTGACCTGCCAAGGGTTCTCATCCACCCAATTACAATATCCGACAAACAGTTCCCATAATTGCGCAGGCTTGGCAAACTTATGTGGCTTGCCCGGCTTGCGCATTACATTAATCAGTCTGTTCTCTTCCATAGTTACTTCTTGAATGTGTATTCCTTACCACACTTGGAACAGGTATGTGTGATATATTCGGTAGGTTTTACCGACATCGAATTATCAATATCACCCAACTGAACTTTGAATATCCTATCCCTTTCCTCCGTTGATACAACGTGACGTTCCGGCTCAGTATTTTTCGGAGTGAGCTTGACAGGCTCGTTGAATCCCATCATCCTTGAGATATCCTCGTCAAAACAGAACTGCAAAGACTGCGGTGAAGGAAGATAGGACAGTTCCTTCTTGAGCTTGCTCTCGTTCCAACTAGCAAACCCACTTGTCTTATTATCAGCGATACGATACTGCTTGACCTGTTCCTCCGTCAGATTATCCACAGAGATACAAGGCACTTTCTCTATACCCAAGTCAACGCAAGCGCGATACAGGCCGTTACCTGCGACTATGTTCTTGTTCTTGTCAATGATAATCGGCTGTTGCAGTCCGAACTCCTGTATGGAGTGCTTGAGCATATCAATCACAACGTCAGTCTCGTGAGAGTCATCACAGGGCATTATCTGCCCTATGGGGACTTCAATTATGTTCTTCTGAATCTCTATATCCATATCACTCGATTTCTATTGTTTCGGCATTACCGCAATAAGGGCAGATGACGTTCATGAACTTCGTTCCGTCCTCGCGTGTGATGACCTTGAATATGTCCATTTCCTGCTCACTCTCTTCATCAGTGGCCTGTTCCTCATCCGAATCATCGAAGTGGTCCTGAAAACCGCCTGTCAAGTCCTCAGATGAAACGTCAGTACCATAGTCCTGTGCCTGTTGCTGGAACTGACCATAGGTGAAGTTTATCATAGAGTTGATATCCTCGAAGAAGAACGACTGCATTTCCTCCGGGATATCCATCGCTTTCAGTTCCTCTATAAGTTTTGCCTCATCAAACGATGACTTCTCAGCCAACTTGTTATCAGCGATTCTGAACATCTTGGCCTTCTCGTCACTCATATCAGACACAACCACCGGGACATGCTGAATACCCAACTGATAGGCGGCTATGTATCTGGTATGACCTGCTATAATCGTATAGGTCTTATCGACTATGATAGGCTTGATGAAACCGAACTTCTTGATACTCTCCATTACGGGTTTCACCGCATTTGAGTTATCCCTAGGATTGTTGTAGTAGGGATAAATGTCACTCAGTTTTACACTTTCAATTTCCATCTTTCTTGTTTTCAAGTTCTGAAATAGTAACCACCTTCTCTATGCTCTGAGAATACTTGTAGTTCTTGAATATCTTGGAGAATCCTGTGATATGCATCAGTTTCACGAACTCCTTCTGTTCCATACCCAATGCATTACATATCTCCCTCTCACTCTTTCCGTCTCTGAGCATAGTGAACAGGATATTCACCATTCCATCAACGGTGTGACTGCCTCTCGCCCTGTTGTGTCTTACAGTCGAAGCCATCCTCTGGTTTATGTCCTTATCCAAGACCACGATAGGCAACATTCCATGACACCTCTCATTGATGTCAGCGTACTTCCTTATGACGAGGTGTCTGTGGAATCCGTCAATGATGACGTACTTCTGAATCGACTCATCCCAAATAGTTACGATAGGCTGTGTATAGCCATCCTCCTTCACAGACACATAAAGGAGATTCATTTCCTTCGCTGCAACGTGATTGGGGTTATAGTTATTGGCTATTACCATATCCATAGGCACCCATATCACATTGTCAACAGGATTTTCTTTCTCGGGAGAAAGGTCGTGAATGAATGTCTTCAACTCATTCAGAAACTCTAGCTTGTTTGGAGCCTTCTCCAATTCCTTTTTTAGCTCTTGCTTTAACTTTTCGTTCATATTTCTTCCAATCTGCTACTAATGTTATCGTTGAGTTCTGTAGTTTGGTCATGCCATAGTCTTCGGC